AATGCCAGATTTTCGAACACGCAACCCTCTATCAAGGAACCATCTGTGTCCTTGAAACTCATACCACGTATGGGATGTATTTGTAAGAGTTGCACATACAAATCGTTCACTCGCTAAGTTATACAAAACCTGTGCGATTTCACGGTCGTTTGGGTTCTCGATGGATATATTTACAAAGTAGCTCAGCGTCTTGCCTTTAACATTCATATACTCTTCATAGCTATACTCTTTCGCCCAATAGACAATAGACTTGGATGTTAGCACATTGCCATCCGTTTTCTTGTCTATTTTACACCATGTGTCGTAGAACTCGGGGATTTTACCATAATCAAATCCAGCCTGTTTTGCACTTACAACCATCCATGTAATAAATAACATGTCTGACGTGTTTTTAAGAGCAAACCCCAACCGAATCCAATCATTGTAACTTCCTGGACCATAAAAGCGACTTGGCAACACCTTAGCATACTCATGTATTTCACTAATTTTGTAATCTTTTGAACTTTCTTGCAGTGTCTTTTCTAGGTATGCACACCACATGTCAAGCTGTTCTTTTGTGTGAATGCGGTCCATTGATACAAGACTTTGAGGGTCGACTATACTAGAGTTTGAGGTTGTTCTCGATAACACTTTTAGGTTTCCACTCGGGACAGTTTTCAACACACGCCCCCCCTTCTTAGCCTGTCTATTCCCACTTCTTTCTTGTAGAATACCTTCCATGCCAGGCTGTAGTTCATACTCTGGATGGTTACGATATCTTATTGATAACTTGCAGAAGTTATCAAAAGAGCCCTCGTAATCTGACACGGACTCGGGAACACTGCAAAACTCGTTGTCAGTTTCATCCATTGTGATATGATATACGCCTGTTAGCTTGTACGCTTGGTTCGCTGGTTTTTTTGAACCATACAACTGCCAGTTTACACATCCCTTAGAGATGCCTTCATCCAGAACAGTGTTCCACGTGCATGTATCTTTCAGTGGCAAGTCATTGATAAAGTCGATATCGTTTGGATTTGTCTCAAACACTTTAAGAACCTTTTCTCTTAGATAAAGTTGTAGTGTGCTACTCATTTTGATTCCGATGATCATGTGGATGCCATCTTTTGTAACATCTTCGCTTGATAAATTGACCGATGGTTTTTCAAAGATGTAGACGTAGAAGTCAACCGTTTCTGCAACAAATACAAATATGGTTTTTAAGATGTCAAGATAGATGGAAACCAAGTCAACAATATCACAGTCATTATGCTGGCGTAGTCGAATATCAGTATCGTATCTAAAATCCAAGTCCACCGCGATAGCACCCCCCTCGCCTAACTGCTTTTCAGTCAAATACTCCGCCCCTCCCTTCCTTACTATCTCATTGTAATAGTGTTCCAAAAACTCGGGTTCTTCTTCTGGCGGAATATAATATTTCCCCCCGCGAATACTAGCCTTGTCTCCAATTCTAGTATGAGTTGGTTTTTGTTCCCCCTCACATTTGTGAGACAGCAAGAATGCTCTTAGATCAGGATGGCAGTGTTCTCTTTTACCCGACATGTCCTATAATAGTATATACCTTTTGTATGTATATATGGGCTCATATTATTTAAATCAATTTACTCTACCTCCTCCAACAAAAGAGAGAACCTGTCATAGACACTCTATTTATTACGCATGTAAAATGGTTTAAATATTTATATAGTATAACTAAATAACTCAATAAACGTAACACCCTACATACATATATATAATATGTCCGAAAAGGATAGTATGGATGGATCTCTAATAACACAAGAAACAATTAAACGTCTTGCACGTGATGTGCGACAGATAAAAAAATCGCCATTAATAAGCAATGGAATTTATTATCACCACGATGAGGAAAATATGTTAAAAGGATATGCCATGATTATCGGACCAAGCGATACTGTATACGCAAACGGGTATTATTTTTTCGAGTTTAATTACCCATACGATTACCCATCTAGTCCGCCAAAAGTGATATTTCGAACAAATCAAGAAAAGATTCGGTTCAATCCAAACCTATACACAAATGGAAAAGTTTGTATTTCTATTCTCAACACATGGAGAGGCGACCAGTGGTCGTCATGTCAAACAATATCAAGTATTTTGTTGACACTATGCACACTATTTACGAACGAACCGCTGCTTAACGAGCCAGGCATCAATCGACAACACAGAGATTTTAATTCATATAATCGTATCGTTGAGTACGCAAATATTGACATTGCAATGCTCAATATAGTTGAAAAAGCCCCACAAATATATTTACCATGGTTTGACATGTTTTATAATGATGTCATAACACATTTTAAGTCGAATCTGCTGTCAATTGCCGATAATATTCGAGATATTATTAAAAAATCGAAATGGTCGGGAAGACGAGAAGATGGAACTTATTACAGTATAAACATATACGGAATGAAGGTCTTCGCACATTACGGAAAAATTGTACATAGATTTAATGAAATATTCGCCAATTACGCCACTGCTGAAATGTGTAAAATATGGAAACCAATCGAGCCGTATTGTCGAAGTTATACATTGGATGAAATGAATACAGAAGAGTTACTGAACGAACTTTTGGGTATTACTACACCAGAATTGTATAGCATGCCACCTACTCCAAAGAAGCCATCTAAATGTCAAACAGTATCACACGAGAAATCGTCTCCGCCCCCAACTCCAACCCCAATAAAATCAATACTAAAAAAAAAGAATAACAACATTATCGGATGATTCACTGTAAATTGAATCATAAATCATTCTTCAATAGAAAGTATATAAATAAAATCTTCAGATACTATAGTAGTCGATTATGAAGTTCTGTTCTACATGCGATAACATGTATTATATTAGCATTTCAGAAACAAGTTCAGACAAATTAGAATATTATTGTCGCAATTGTGGAAACAAAGATAACGCTGATGATATTACAGGAAATATGTCTGTATCCAACGTTCAACTTACAAACGATGTAACTACCATGTCGCACATCATAAACAAATATACTAAAATGGACCCTACTCTTCCGCGTATCGACCATATTCCGTGCCCAAATCCAGAATGTGCCACGAATACCGCAGATAAAAAACGTGAAATTATCTATATCAGATACGATGATACAAATATAAAGTATGTATATCTTTGCACAACATGTGACTTTACATGGAAGACAAATGATAAGTGAATACACCGCCAAGCTAGTAAATTGTACATAAATTATTGATAAAAATAGTGTGTATTGGCACACCATTTTTATTATCTAATCGAATCTTCCGAGGGTCTAAATTGAATCAAACGGGCTTAAAGATTTTCTATGATTATACTATACTCGTTACGAACTATATCATATAATGAGCTCGCAAACAACTAACCGCATATCTAAAAAATCCGAAAAGGTAACAGCAAATATTGCATCACCCACTCCCGCATCAATCGCAATGTCTTCGCCCAATCAAGACCTAAACGACAAGGTCTTTATCGCAGATGAAGATGAAGCGGATGAAGAAGATGAAGTCACTCAATTAGATGGAGAACAAAAACTAGACGGTGAAGTGGACGTAGAGGTAGGGGCAAATGATTCAGACGTTGACGATGTCGCAGAAAGCGATGCTGATGAACCCGACAACATAGCAGAAGATGATGATGACGACGATGCAGACGAAGACGACGATGCGTTTGATTTAGATGAGGACGGTGAAGCACCAGTTGCAAAAACAGTTGGAAAGAAATCAAGCACAAATAGACGAACTAAAACTCAGATTAGCACTCCAGATGATATTCTCGGTCTACTCAACATGCAGGATAACGATACTGATGAAGAAAATGAACATTCATCGGATGAAGATGATGTCCAAATGAATGGTGTCATGGAAGCGGATGAAGATGATGACGATGAAGATACTGACATGTATTTACAAAAGTTTGATGAAGAGGTCAACACAAATTATCTAATGGCAGAGCATCCAAACGAGTTTAATAAAAATTATGATGAGATTGATACCCTTTGCAATATCGTGCGCGATGAAAACAACAATATTATTGACCCGCTTCACAGAACAATTCCGTATCTCAGCAAGTATGAGAGGACTCGTGTTCTTGGACAACGAGCAAAGCAAATAAATAGCGGTTCAAAACCATTTGTTGTTGTTCCCGACAACATTATTGATGGATATATTATTGCCGAAATGGAACTATTACAGAAGCGAATACCCTTTATTATTCAGAGACCATTACACGGAGGTGTCACCGAATATTGGAAACTTCGTGATCTCGAAATACTGTAAAACAGTATCTATGTAATTACAAAAATAAAGAAAAAGAAAACGAAAACATACAAAAAACTAAAAATGAATAACGATTCTTAGTTTTTTGTTACATTGATATATCCCATGTGAGCATACATACCATTTTACC